ATTGTATAAACCAAAAAATTGTGAATTTGAAACACCACCATTAGGTGATTTTGATAATAAGTATACCAATACACCAAATCCACAGAAACATCCTCCAAGATTCACATATAGGATGTTATATTCAATTTATCAATCGAGCCAATTGATACAAGGTAAATATGATTGGGTTATAAAGACTCGTACTGATTATGCTTTGAATGTTAAGATTCCATTTGAACAGTTAGACAATAAAAAATTGTATATACCTAACTGTCGTATGGTACCTGAACGAGACTTTGGTAATGACCAATTTGCTTTCGGTTCACAAGAAACGATGATAAAATATATGTCAACTTATATTAATCTTGATAAGTACTATCATGCTGGTGCACAGTTTATCGGTGAAAATATGTTACAAGCCAACTTACATGAACATGGATTGATTGGTGAAAACCTTGTATATGTTGATATGAATAATCCTTTTCCTCCAGGTCCACATAATGGTTCATGGCATTCCTTAATTCGTGATGATTATGAACAATGGAACAAATCGTAAAAGAACTTAAAGGACATTCTGGTTCTCAAATTTTTTTAATGGAAAATGAAAGAGGATTATTTGTTCGTAAAATAGATAATGTTGAAAGAAATAAAGAAAGGTTGACCGCATTGTATAGTGTTGGTTATGCTGTTCCTGTTATTTACAATCATTCAAATACACATATTGATATGCAATACGTACATGGTTTAGATATTAAAACATATTTGACTCATAATAACATTAATGATTTGTCAAAGTTCATTATTGCGACCTTTAAATCTTTTTCCGATCAATATGTAAAGACCAAAGACTTTACGGAAACTTACAAAAATAAGTTGGAGTGGATAGATTCAATTACAGAATTACCTTTCACCAAAGAAGAATTAATATTCAAAACACCTAAATTATTACCATCAACAATGTATCATGGTGACCTGACTTTAGAAAACATAATGCATTCGGATAGTGGATTCTACATGATTGATCCAGTGACAATCGAATATGATTCTTATATCTTTGACATAGCAAAGATGAGACAAGATTTGGAATGTAAATGGTTTTTACGTAATACTGATATTAAATTAGATACCAAGTTACAACAACTACAAGAAAATATTAAAGAAGTTTATCCTGAAGCATTTGATAATTGTTTTTTGATATTGATGTTATTGAGAGTGTTATCACATTGCCAAAAAGGTGATGATGATTATAAATTTTTATTGAAGAATATAAAGAGATTATGGGAGTGTTAAAATGAGAGTAATTGTACCTGCTGCTGGATTGTCAACTAGGTTTCCAGATATGAAACCAAAATATCTTCTTTATGATTATAAACATGAGTTGATGATTGCTAATGCTATAAGGCCATTCATACAGAATTCGTATAAAGTTGCAATTGGTATTTTAAAAGAACATGATGAAAAATATAATGCAGCTGAATTTATTAAACATGAGTTTGGAAATTCTGTTGATGTTGTTGTATTGAATGAACCAACAAAAGGTCCTGCTGATACAGTATATCAAATTGTTGAAAAGTTAGGTTTATATAAAGAACCAATTTTTATTAAAGATTGTGATAGTTTCTTTGACCATAATATTTCAGATGGAAACTATGTTTGTGTTTCTAAAATTTCACACCATGAAGTTTTGAAGAAGATTGCTTCAAAGAGTTTTACTGTATCCAATAATCAAGGCATAATTACCGACATTGTGGAAAAAGAAGTTGTGTCTGATACGTTCTGTGTTGGTGGTTATAAATTTTCATCCGCTCTTATGTACAAAGAGGCATTTAAACGTATCACTAACAACCGTGAAGTATTTGTTTCGGATGTGATTGGTGTTTGTATTGGTGATATGAATATCTTCAATGAAATGCCGGTTAGTAATTATACTGATGTTGGCACGGCACAAGATTGGTTTGAATATAACGATAAACCTGTCATTTTCTGTGACATTGATGGTACAATCATCATTAATCAAGGCCGAGTTGGTCCTAACAGTTATACAGACAAACCTATACCATTAGTTAAAAATATCAAAAGACTTTTGGAACTACAAGATAAAGGTGCTCAATTCGTCTTTACTACTGCTAGAATCAATGAACACAAGGCATTGACAAGAGATATGTTGTATGAATTGGGTTTCAAAAGTTTTGACTTGATTACTGGATTACAGAACTCAAGGCGTATTTTGATTAATGATTATAATGAAGCAAATCCGTTTCCAAGAGCAGAAGCAATCAATATCAAAAGAAACTCAGACAATCTAAGTGATTTTTTATGATACCTGATAAAAACCTATTCATCATAACCTCATCGTTGAAGCCAAACTCTGGCGCCTTTTCTGACGAACAAAGATTTTCACAGACTATTGCCACACTAAAGTCTGTTCGTAGTAAAGTACCTGAAGCAATTATTGTTTTTGCAGATGTGTCTTTACGTGAAGTATCTAATTTAGAACGTGAGACAATTTCTGGATTGTGTAATGCTTATATTGATTTATCTGAGCAGCCAGATGTTAGGAATTTATCAATCAATAATCAGAAAAGTACAGCAGAAAATGTTTTATTATTCTATACAATACATGCATTGAAACAAAATAATTTTCTAAAGAATGTCAAAAGAATTTTCAAATTCTCTGCCAGGTCGGAATTGGAAGAAAATTTTGATATAACCGAATATGACAATTTATTTGGTAAATATGTATTTAAGGAAGCAATTCCAACTTGGATGAATAATAGTACTCAAAAATTGTTTATTACTAGAATGTTTTCTTTGTGTTCATCTTTAGTGGACAATTACTTATCAGTAATACAAGAAAATATAACTATTACAAATCAAATAGATACGGAACATGCTCATTGGATTAATATACCAAAAAAGTACTTGGTTGAATTTGATAAAGTTCATTGTTGGGGTTGGTTAGCTGGTAGTGGACAAATTGAACATTACTGATAAATTTTAAAATGTTATAAATACTCCTACGTCAACCATAGTGTGTTGAATTTCTTATGGAGTATAATTAATGTTATCTTTTAGGTCGTTTTTAACGGAAGCTACATCGGTGGATGATGAGATGCTTGGTCATCTCACACACACGAAGGACTTGCCACACGAAGCTCCTCAACATGCTCATATGGCAATTGATTTACTTAAACAATTTCACAAAAAAAGATTGGGAAAGTCAAGCACTGTTGGAGCTTCCTTAAAAACTGATGGTGGTGCATCCGTTCATGTTATACACGATGATAAAGGTATTGGTGTTTCCGACAAACACAGGATGGCCAGAGGTGTTGTGGCTAGAACACCTGAAGAAGTTAACCATCATTTCGGACATCAACCGGAATATGCAAAATCACTAAAGCATTTATTGAAACATGGCCACGAATTCGTTAACAAAGGCCACCATGTACAAGGTGACTTGTTACATACACCAGAATCTCCAGGAACTAAATCTGGAGAACATACACATACCACTCCAAATAGAATTACTTACAAAGCAAAAACAAAAGCACCAATGGGAATAGCTGTTCATACAGAAGTCAGCCATGGTGTAGCCCACGCAGTATCAAAAGGTGCTTTGAAGAAAAGTAAAAATGTCTTTGTTCCGGAACATGAATACCATGCTCATCCTTCTACATATTCAAAAGATGATAAAGAGGCCACGGAACATCATATTAATGCCGCTGAAGCATTACTAAAAAATCATAAAACTCACCATCTTACACCAGAACATATTGACACTAAAAAAGGTGGTCATTTTACTACATACTTAAATAGAACAACAAGACGTGGAGAAACGGCTTCTATTGAAGGATATAAAAAACATTTGGATGACGAAGGTGAAAAAGCATCTTCAAAATTGAAAACTGAAGCTGGAAAAACAAAAGCTCGTACAAAATTTGATTCTCTTAAATCTCATGTTGATAAAAATTCTAGCCATTTCCAACGATCTTTAGATATTCGTCATCACCTAGGTCAGGCTACAGAACACGTTTTAAAGGGTGTTGAACATCCAGATATGCATACAAGTATAGACGGTAAAAAGTCTCAAGGTGAAGGAATTGTTCTCCAGAAGAAGGATAAATTAGGTAAGATGAGACCTGTTTCGAAACTGGTTCCTGTCAAAGTTTCAAATGCAATTCTTAATAATCCAAGATTTGCTAAAGATTAATAGTAAAAGGAAAATCATATGACTACAATACAAACTAGAATTTGGTTGGAAAGAGCCGGATTATTGGCTGAAGCCAAAAAAACAGAAAAAGAAAAAATGGAAGATTTTTTGCATTATTTGCGCCAAAGAGATTTAGAAGATCATGAAGAAGAACATCCTGATGATGTTGAAGATGATGAAGATGATGAAGAAATTTCGAAAAATCTAGAAGAAGCCGCAAAGCCTAAAGAACCTAAGCCACCAAAAGAAAAAGAATTTACATCTAATGATAAAGGTGTTTTACATGAATTGTTGGTGGGAAAACATCTCTTAGGCAAACATATGAATTTGCATAAAGATAAACAAGGTGATTCTCCTAAACAGGCTCATGATAAAATTAAAGCCGCTTTGTTTAAAAAACATGGTAATCATGACGAATATAACAGATTAAATGCAAAAGCAAAAAGCGCAGCTGAAGACCTTAGAAAACATGCTGAAAAGAATGGCCATCAAATTCATGATGTACATTGGACTTCAAAACCAGGAGACATAGAAAAATCAACAGGCATTAAAGCTTCACAAAAAGAAGACGCCTCAGATATTGTAATACACACAAAACATCCAAAAACTGGAAAGAAAAGATATATTGGTGCAAGTTTAAAAGTAACAGATGGAAAAAGTGAACACATTACAGCATCTAATCCAGGTATGGAAGCAACATATGGAGCTCATCATATAATTGACAAACACAGAGAAGAACTTCAAAATGCACATCCGCAGTTGAAGGGAGTAAAATCTCCAGAAAAAAGAAAAGAAATGATGAATTCTGATCCTAAAATGAAAGCAGATATAGTTAAAAGAAACCGTAAAGCTGTAGTAGATGTTGTTAAACATATGCATAAACATTTATCATCAGTTCCAAAATCAGAATTAATACATCATATAAAAACTCATGTCTTGCAAGCAAATAAAACACCATTACAACATAATGGCCATGAACATATAAGACATACAACTTATCAATCAAGTAATAAAACTGGTAATAAAACTTTACATAGTTCAGTAAATCCAAGTGAACATTGGAATCATTTATTGGATGATCATGAAAATGTCACAGTTCATCACGATGGAAAAAGTGGAACTTTAAAGTTTCAACATAATGGAAAAACTTTTGCACAACACAGAATGCGTGTTTCATCCAGTAGTGATCCATTGACAAGTTTCAAAGGTGACGGAAAAGCCGTTTAAAAATATGAAGTCATTTTTAGATATACTACAAGAGGAAAAAAGTGGAGAAGTGCACCACGTTTTTACCTTTGGTAGAATGAATCCGCCTACAACCGGACATTTGAAGTTAATTGACAAAGTTAAAGATGTGGCTAAAAAACAAAATGCAACACATTCTGTTATTACTTCACATTCTCAGGATGCAAAAAAGAACCCATTATCTGCTGGTCAGAAAGTTAAACACTTAAAGAGATATTCTCCTGGTACTAACTTTGAATCATCTGATAAAGAACATCC